TTAAGAAGTAAAACATTCGAAGGAATGGCAAATGCTTTCGCGGAACAATGGACAATAAAATAGCAAATGTTAAAATATGTTAATTTATTTAGAGATAAATATTTTATTTTTACTTTTGCTCCATAAATTAATAAAAGAATATGGAAAACAATATGGAAATCAATTGGAAAGATGGAACTACAACTAAAGTAGTTGATCGTAAAATAGTAACGTATGAAAAGGAGTTGGAGTACATAAAGTACAATTCTCATAAGACATTACCCGCAATGCTAAAAGGCTTTGCTAAACAGAGGAACACAACCCCATTAAGTAAAATTAATCAGGATGTTTACAAAGAAGCATTGAGAGTAGTTAGGTTGTACCAAGAGTCCCAGCAAACAGACATGAACCACCAAAGATTTAAAGGTGTATCTAAATCCACTACGCTGTCAGGGGCGGGTATCTCTTGGAGATTACGCAATGTACTATGTTATTATAAAGAGAGGTTTTTTGGGGCAGATATAGATGACGTTAGTTGGGACAGTTTTTTAGATAAAACATTAGTAAGTGACCTAAGTAAAATAGACCTGATAAAATTCAAACGTGCTGAAACTGTGGGTAAAAAGACAATACAAGAACTAAAAGACCTTTGCGATTGTGCGGGGGTACAATTAAAATAAATTATGAACTATAAATTAATTGAAAACGTAGAAGTGGATGGCATTGACACTAACGACTACCCAGACTTTTGCGATGCCTACATTTCAAGTGCTGACTATGACGGTAAGCCAATGACTTGTGAGCAATTAGACGAACTAAATGAGGATAGAGACTTTATTTATGAATGCGTACAAAATCAATTGTTTTAATGGAAAAGCTAAAAGAACCAAACAAGCTAAAGGACAGTTCCTTTCATGGTGATACTGTAAGGGCAACACTTAAAGAGTTGACTGAGTTAATGGGTGAACCATTACATCTCAATGATAACAGTGTTATATATTTGTGGGAAATGGAAAAGGATTTCCCCTTCAGTATATACGACTGGCGCAGAACTAAGGGTATTAAAGAAAACACCGAAGTTGATTGGCGCATCGGTACACACTCACCAACCAAAAGCAAATACACTAAAAACTATTTACACCTTAAATTAATTAATCTAAGAAGTTATGTACAATAAAATTTACACCTTAGACGATTGGCAAAGACTTGATATGCTTATATCGCTTAAAAAACTCGCACTGTCTACACCTAATGACCAGGTGTTAGGTAAGGAGATTAGAGATATCTTTCAAAAGGTAGATGACTATGATAAACAATTTTCTGATATAGTATAAATTATGGAAACACAAAGTAAATTAATCGCGGAACTACAAGACAAGTATCCGCATCTAAACGATGACCAGTTTCGTGCTGAGTATATCGCCAACCAATTCCCTAACCGATACTCATTCAATCAGTATCTGTTCCGTTTGTTTGAGAGTAACATTCCAAACGACATAGAACTCAAGCTACGCAGGCATGGGATGAACAAGACTATTAAGTTTCTTTCACTACGTCTTTCTATTCTGCTGGAGCAGTCATCTATTGAGAACAAGGATAGGTTAATCAAACTACTTAAAGTCATTATCGATGGAAAGTAAAAAGAAGTTTAGTATCTATTCTAACAATGTAAAGATTGCGGAAGTGGTAGCTTACACTAAGTGGCAAGCTGTTGACACCTATGCCAATCTAAATAATTTAAGTAGACTGAATTTAAAAGCAAGCCGTGCGGATTTACGCAGAAAGTTAACTACAAAGAACAGAAGTAATAATTAAATATTTTGAGTGATGGCAAAAAAAATTATATGTTGGTGGTCTGGTGGAATTACAAGCGCAGTTGCTTGTAAGGTAGCAATAGACCTTTTTGGGTTAGAAAATTGCAGAATTGTAATGATTGATACAGGCAATGAGCATCCAGACACTTACCGTTTCAAGGACGATTGTGCAAAATGGTACAGAAAAGAGATTGAAGTAATAACGGATATTGGAAAGCAGTACGAGAACATACAAGATGTTTGGCGAAAGCATAAATCTTTAAACGTGGCTACTGGTGCAATTTGCTCTACACAATTAAAGAGAAGGGTTCGTGAAAAGTGGCAAGAAAATGTAGAATTTGACCACCAAGTATTCGGGTTTGAATTTGACAAGAAAGAATTTAACAGAGCCAAATCATTGACAATGAACCACGTAAAAGCAAAAGGAATTTACCCTTTGCTTATGCTGGGATATGATAAAGACAAATGCCTTGAAGTAGTACAGGAAGCAGGTATTGAAATACCGATTATGTACCAAATGGGTTTTAGAAACAATAACTGCTTTGAAACTGGGTGCGTACAAGGTGGGATAGGTTATTGGCAAAAGATGAAGCGTGATTTTCCTCAAAAGTTTGAAGCAATGGCAAATATGGAACACGAACTGACTGAATTAAAGGGTGAGCCTGTGACTATGCTTAAAGACCAAACAGAAGAAGCAAAGCAGAAAGTAAAAGACACAGGGTTAAAATGGATGCAGTTTATTTTTCTTAAAAAGCATCCTGATTACCCCGATGTAATTTGCATTAACGATAAGCCTGAAATGGAAGTGAAGCCTTTATTTGAATGTAACGGATTCTGTGGAACAAACGATTTAAACGCAAGAACAGAAACCGAAGGACAAATTAACTTCCAATTTGATTAACCTAATTGCGCCTTAGCGCAAAAGAGCGTGTGCAAAAAAATATTTAAAAGCAATATGAGACCAAAAGAAGTAGAAGAAATTGCCCATAAGCTATCAGATACCTATGGCATTCATCTAACCAAATCAACAATGTTTAACAAGCTGCACAAGATAGACCAGCAAAAGGTAAGAAAGAAGGTCTATGAACTGCAACACAATCTATCAATAGGATGAATCTAGAACAAGCAATACTGTTAATATATGGTAGACACCTTACCAACGAAGAGCTGTCACATATCAATCAAGAAGAACTCGAATCAAAATTGTTGGAATATGTTTGGTATACTAAAAACTAATTATATATTTGCCAAACATATTAATGGGGTAGATCGGTATCCCATGCAAAAACAACCGATGGAAGTGAGACCAAACTGTGTGCTGTTAAATGATAGTAACGGGTCTTCTGGTAACTTGCTTCCCACTATCAACCTAATCGAAAGAACTCAATTGAGCAAAAGGTCAGAGAAAGGTTATCCTCTTCCAGGGGGTAGGGGGTAACTTGCTTTCTTGACCACTCTCAGAATCTAATAAAGCAAACATGATTTGGATAATAATAATTATACTATTTATATTAGGCAATAAAAAATGATTACAGCATATAAACATATGCGGAGCAATACTCCGCACCATACAACTGTTAGTGTTGCACTTGATAGAATCAAAAGTGATAAACATAAAAAACTTATTGAATCCATTAGGTCAGGTAAAACAGAAAAAACAGAATTACCATGTATTGTATTTGCAGGTGTAATAAATGGTGATAAAAGAACAGATGAAAATCTAGTTGAGCATTCAGGTTTCTTTGTACTTGACTTTGATGATGTTGATGTTAAGATAAAGAAGATGCAACTAAGCAAAGACAGTTACATTTATGCTGCATGGGAATCACCTAGTGGTAATGGTGTGAAGGCATTAGTACAATGTCCACCTAACCTTGAGAAGCATACGCAGTATTACAATGCTATACTGTCTCGTTATCCTGAACTAGACACATCTTCTAAGAATCTTTCTAGACTCTGTTTTGAATCACATGATCCTAATATTTATACCAATACACATTCATTGGTCTGGGACAAGACATTAACAGATGACCAGTATATTGATTGGAAGAAGAATAAAAAAGACAGAAAGAAACAGAGAGCCTTAGACATTACCTCGACTATGATTGCACACACTCGTGCAGGTAAGAATGGTAACAAGCATGACACACTACTTAGTGCATCTAATTTACTTGGTGGTTATGTTGCTATTGGTATGTTAACAGAGAAGGAAGCATTCGACCATATACTTACGGAGATAAAGAAAAAGAATCCTGATGACCTTAACCTGGCAAAGAAGACTATTAAGGATGGTATCGAGCATGGTAAGAACAGACCACTCAACGAAGCTAAGGAGATTGAAAAAGCTATAGACTTCACACGTAGGAGTGATGGTTCTTATGACTTCATGGCTGATGATGTTGAGATGGATGAGTACGAATGGGCATTCATTAATGGTTCTTTGGAGATGGGTCTGTCTACAGGTATACCTAAACTTGACCAGCATTGGTTGTTCAAGAAGAATACATTGGTTTGGATTGCGGCACGTGACAATGTAGGTAAGAGTTATGTTGTTTGGTACTTCGCTGTTCTTGCTGGAATGTTTCACAAATGGAAGTTTCTTGTGTACTCAAAAGAAAACAGTGATGGTCATGTCCGTAAGAAGATAAAAGAATACTACATCGGTAAGAGTGTTAAACTGTTTGATGTGGATGATCACACAAAAGCAAGTAAGTTTGTTGCTGATCACTTTAAGTTTATGACTGCCAAACGTGAACATACTATCAATGACTTCCTGCTCAAGTGTGAGATTGTCTATGACGAAGGGTATGAGTATGATGTTGTAATTGGTGACCCATACAATGCATTCGAGTTACCAATGGGTGAGAATGAGTACAGTGTAAACAAGCGCAACTTAAACAAGCTACAGACATTTAAAAGTAACTACTCCTCTGTTTGGATTACAGACCATATTACATCTACTGCTGCAAGAACTAACCGAAGTTATGGTGACCAAGCTGTTCCTACCAAGCATGATGTTGAAGGTGGACAGAATAAACCAAACAAAACAGATGACTTCCTTATCGTACACCGCGACCTAAAAGATGAGGCACGATGGAGAGTAACAGAAATTCATGTGGACAAAATAAAAGACACAGAAACAGGTGGTAAGCACACACCAAAGGATGAGCCAGTTGAGATGATATTCAACAAGAATGCTTGTGGCTATACCTGTAATAATGTTGACCCTGTCCAGGAATATTGGGGTAAAAGTGTTGAAGTAAAACAAGAATCACCAACTTCACAACGATTAAATCACCGATGGTCAAATGAAGAAGCACCATTTTAAAAATTAATTCTTATTTTTGTAAAACTAAATTCAATTTATTATGAGCCGTTCAAATCAGAACAACAACAACAGCGGAAACGCTAACCCATGTAAGTACTTTATCGATTGGAAAAATGGATCGTTTATGTACTACGATAAAGAAGCAGGAAAAAATGTTGACCTTGGAGACAAGATTACTTTCCTAGTACTCGACCAGCTAACAACCATAAAGGGATGGCATGATGCAAGTGAGAGTGGTATATGGTCTAATGAGGTACGTGACACTCGTATCGAACCTTTAAAGATAAGAGCATTCAAAGTTAAGGATGATCTTCTCAATGGTATATATGGTGAAATCAAGGACAAAATAAATAGCCTTGGTGCTAGATATATTCGTAGTATGTACGTTGCTATGAAGGTTGATGGGGATACCTTAGAACTTGCTAATCTACAACTCAAAGGTGCTACTCTTGGTGAGTGGACTTCGTTCTTCAACGATAACAAAAATGAAATATACGATGCCGCGGTTGAGGTAAAAGGATCGGATGAACGTAAGAAAGGTTCTACTAAATTTAAAGTACCAGTCTTTGCATTGAAAAAGGTTTCTGAAGATACAAATGAAACAGCTAAATTACTCGACACCACTTTGCAAGAACATCTGTCAGGTTATCTTCTTGGTCAACACTTTGAGGCTAGAAAACAAGTAGCTGATAAGGTACTTAACGAAGTAGTTGAGGATGATTTACCATTTTAATATCTAATATACGGGGGTGGAATTATGTTCACCCCCATTTTAAAAAAACCAATTATGACAATAGACGAAGCAAAAGAACTCATCGAAAAACTTGATCACCAACAACGGCTATTAAAGCGTTGGGTAAGAATCCATAACGGTGGGTACAATATGGATAAATTAGAAGAGGAAGACGTTATTGATACCGTATGTCAAGTAATGCATTTATCAAGATCTGATGTACAAGGTAGAAGAAGACATCCCAAATTTGTTCTTGCAAGACAAATAATAATGTACATAATCAACGTGCGCATGAATCGTTCAACAACATATACTGGAAGTGTTGTAAACAGAGACCATAGCACTTGTATTTACTCTGTTAATAGTATTAAGGGTAGTATAGAATTATATAAGAAACGTAGTATCGATAACCAAAACGTAGTCTCTACCTTGCGGGAGTGTGAGGAAAAGCTGTCAATACAAGCCTTAGTATGAGTCTATACGTTTATGATGTCGAAGTTGCACCTAACTTCTTCTCCGCTGTTGTTATACCATACAAGGGAGAAGACAGTAAGGTCTTTGAGATTAGTGAACGAAGGAATGATTCGCAACAGATACAAGAGTTTCTAGACTCAAAGCCTATACTAATTGGTTATAACAATCATAGCTACGATGACCCAATTATTGTTGCGGCAGGTAGTGGATACACCAATAAGAAAATATTCAATCTGTCTAAGAATCTCATTACTATGGAAGAAGGTAAGGAGAAGTGGGACTTAATTCGTAAATACAGCCTAGAAGAAACAAGTATTGATTTAATTCGTATGCTGTTCAGTAGAAAGCTACGAGTCAGTCTAAAGTCTTTGATGGTTACCTTAAAGTGGAAAAAACTACAAGACCTACCATTCACACCACAAGAGAAGATACCTACCACAATGATGGATGAGGTAATTAAATACAACTTCAACGATGTTATCTTCACAAAACATCTAGCACAACACGTTGGTGATCAGCTTAATCTTCGCGTTGGTATCGAGAAACAATATGGTCTGAACGTAATGAGCAGAGACGGTGTTTCAACAGGTGTTTCATTGTTGCTTCGCCTATACTCAAACAAGACTGGTAAGAAAGAACAAGAGATAAGACAGCTCAGGACGCACAGAGAAGGTCTCTCCTTGGCTGAATGTATTGTCCCTAGTGTTTGGTTCAACACAAAAGAATTTAACGCTCTATTAGAAGATTATAGAAATGGTACACGAGCCAATATTTCACAGAAAGTTACCTTCAAGGGTAAGGTATATAGTTATGGTATTGGTGGACTCCACACAGAAGATGACTCTAATATCCTAACACCTGAAGAAGATGAGGTATTTATAGACTCTGACGTAACTTCCTACTACCCATCGCTGATTATTCAGTACAATCTCTGTCCCCAGCACTTAGGTCAAGAGTTTGTGAGTCTGTATGAAGATATGTTTAATACAAGGGTAGCAGCAAAACGAGAAGGTAAAAAGCTAATAAATGAAACATACAAGTTAGCACTCAATGGTACGTTTGGTAACCTTAACAATCATTACTCCTGGCTGTACGACCCAAAGGTATTCTTCACCATTACAATCTCAGGTCAGTTACTGTTGACAATGTTGTGTGAGATGTTAGAACTCGCTGGTTTCCAGGTGATTAGTGCAAACACAGATGGTGTTACATCACGAGTAAAGAAGTCTAGGTATGTTGACTACATTAATGTCTGTAAAGAATGGGAGCATAGAACTAAAATGAACCTAGAGTACACGCTCTTCAGTAAGATTATCAGAAGAGATGTGAACTGTTATTACAACATAGTATGTGACAAGCAAGGTAAACCAACAGGTGAGGTAAAAGAAAAAGGAGCATGGGTAAGAGAGACCAAACTTGGTAAAGGGTTTGACAAGCCTGTGATCCAGAAGGCACTATATGAATACTTTGTAAATGACATACCTGTTGAGAACACAATCAAACACCACGATGACATATATGATTTCTGTATGTCTCAGAAGGTAGGTAAACAATTTAAGGTAGAGTACAAGGACAAGCCTACACAACGTATCAATAGATACTACATTACTACATCTAAGGAAGGTGGATCGTTAATGAAGGTGAAAGAGAATGGTCAAAAGGTATCACTTGCGGCAGGACAGAACATCATGTTGTTCAATGACTATGTGGACGCAGATGACTATCAGATTGATTATCAATACTATATACGCACAGCCAAGGAAGTAATTGATTTTGTTGAACACGAACAGTTAGCTTTATTCTAATGATAGAATATATAAATAAAAAAGTTTCAGAAGAGGTAGACATTCACAGCCCATATGCGGTTATGCAAAAAATAGAACAGTTGTCTGCTCTCATGTCTAATGTTGTGCTGTTAGCCTCAGAAACAAACAGATCATTTGATATTGCCCGTAAAGTAATGTTTGATGATGGAATTATAAAAAAGAGTGACACATCTGCTCATGTAGATTCCTTACTTAATGAGGAGGCATACGCAAAAAATTATTGCGCTGGACTAAAGCAAGCGATGCAGACTAGGATCACATCATTACAATCTATATTATCATATTTAAAATCAGAACTAGATGCACAGAGATAACAGGAAGTATATTGCGAAGAGTGAGAAGTACAAGGGAGTGAGTAAAGTTTATCAAGACAATGAGTACAAGTGGTTAGCTAAGTCTACTATCAACTACACTAATTGGCATAAGTTTACAGAAACAGAACGTGAGGCAGCATTAGCTTACGATATGTACATGATTAAGAAGGGCAAGAGTCCTGTTAATATATTAAAACCAAGGTCATAGTATATCAACGGTTTGTATATGAAATGCGAAACGCAGTGTAGTTTTTTATATACTGTGTTAGCTGACGAAGTGAACTGTTTTTAAAAGTATTTGATGTGAAATTAATATTATGTAAGAACTGCCAAGATGTAGTTCGATTGATGCAAGATGAAGAAAGGTTTTGCAAATGCGGTAAATGTAGCGGTAAATATACTGATGAGTTAAACGCTTGGTATAAAGGAGGTGAATTTGTAGTGCCTTTAGGGTTTGCAAACAGTAGCCTAGTGAAGGCTGTATATAACCAACCAAAAGAAGGTTGGGGTGAGAACTTCTCAGCATTTGTAATACCTGAAAGTTGCGATACTTTTAAAAATTGCAGCTAACGTATGAAAAAGTATACCAAGATATATTTAAAGGAATTCGATTATGTTATGGATGACTTTATTCCGTGTGAGATATGTTCTAAACGTGCTGTTGATATACACCACATCGAATCTCGCGGTATGGGAGGGTCAAAGTCTGCTGATGAGATAGAAAATCTGATGGCTCTCTGTAGAACTTGCCACACAGAGTATGGAGATATAAAGGGATACAAGGATATGTTGAAGAAAATACATAAAAAACATTTGGATAATAGAGAATAAATTATAATTTTGTTTTTATTAATTGGTTTACGTGCGGGGGTTTTATA